ACTCCATTTTTAATTGTGGGGGTAATGGTGGGGTGTGGATGGGTATTTATTAAATGGATAAAACTGAATTGGGAACTTTCGGAAAGAGTATAAAGAACAACTAAAAAGGAGGAAGGATGATTAATTTAGTGTGTATTTTAGTGATTATACTGCTCATGTTCATCGGGACGTGGGAAACGATCCGGAGAGTTAGGTGGGATTTAAAGGAGGATAGGTGGGTTAATGAGAATGAACGAAAGATTATCAAGAGCGACATTAAAGACTTAAAGGAAAAGGATCTCGCACGGGTCGATAAATGGCAGACTAAGACCGGACAGGTCATGGTAGCCTTAATCAAAGAGCTTGGACTAGAGATTGTGTGGGAGCCGGAACAGCCGGAGCGGGCGGTTATGGTTAAGAAGGGACTGCCACTTGATCCGGCTATGTATGGTGTATGCAATAAGAAAACAGAACCGACAAAGAAGAAAAGGAGGTAGGTAAGATTAAGATAAGATTGGTTGTTATGATTAAGAGGGGACGGCAAAAGCTGTCCTCTCTTTTTTTAAAAAAGTTGTTGTATTGTTTTTTATATAGTGTATACTTTATGTGTATAGTAGATAATTGTTGTTAAGGGAGCGGCCACTCTCTTAACGAGTATGACGCAAAACTGGGGAGTATACACCCGGCTTTGCGTTTTTGTTTATAAGGACACTATGCCAAAACTTAAAAAAAGCACCGCTAAAAGAAAAGCTAAAAAACTTATTAAAGATTATGCAAAAGCTGGGTTTAATGAAACCGAGCTTGCTAGACGTGAAGGTGTAAGTCAGCCAGCTATACACCAAAGACTCAATAGATCGTTTGTTCAAGAGAGTTTAAAGGATATTTTAGAAGAAACCGGGCTTACAGATGACGCTTTGGTGAAGATAATGAAAGACGGTCTAAAGGCTAAGAAGGGGAAAGCTAAAGATCATTATGCTAGACACAAGTTTTTATGCACTATTTTAGAGTTAAAGGGTCATCTTAAGAAGGGTGATTTGAACGTGGAGATAAAGACCGACAACCGCAAGTTCCAGCATTTCGAGTTTAAAGGCAAGACAGGCGAAGAGATAGCAGAATTTCTCACTCCAAGACTAAAGAATCGGGGGTAAATGGATATACGGGACTACCCAAAGGACTATACGGGCAACCTCAGGCGCCGGGGAGAGATCCTCAAGCTATGTGAGAACGACCTTGAGTTCCGCGAAGGCATAAAAGAGTTGTGCCGGGTAGACATTCTATTTTGGGTAAATATGTTCTGCTGGACGAAAGATACCCGCGTTAAACCTTCAGAGTTACCATTCATTTGTTATCCATATCAAGAGGGATACCTTAAAGACATAGAGAAAGCTATTGACGAACAGTATGATCTCGGTACAGATAAGAGCCGGGACATGGGCGTAAGTTGGATGGTTCTCTATGTAATAGCTCATAAATGGTTATTTGAACAGGGTGCTGACTTCCGGGTAGGCTCAAGGAAAGAAGAATTTGTTGATAAACCGAAGGTAATGGACACTTTATTTGAGAAACTACGGTATTGTATAGACAAACTGCCGGATTGGATGCTTCCCAAAGACTATAGTTGGAGCGAAGATTCCACATACATGAAACTGTATAATCCTGAAGGTGGCTGCACGATTATAGGTGAATCGGCAAATGAAGACTTTGGCTCTGGCGGACGATCCCGGGCTATTCTACTTGATGAGTTCAGTAAATGGGAAGGAAACAAGGCAGACGCAGCATGGACTGCTACAGCGGACGTGACAGGATGCCGGCTTCCGGTATCTACTCCTAAGGGCGCAAGCAACAAATTTGCACAGTTAATGAACGGGACGGACGAGAAAATAGGGCGAATCAGCCTACATTGGACGCTACATCCTAAGAAAGCGGCCGGTGCTTACTATATGGAAGGCAGTAAAAAGGTGCTTATAAAGGCTCTGGCGGACGCGAATAGACTCTGGAAAGAGGGAATTAAGGTCAGATCACCTTGGTATGACGTTGAAGCTGAGAGAAGAACTGAATCGGATCTCGCTCAGGAAGTCGATATTGACTACCTAAAATCAGGCAATCCCTTCTACGATCTCGTAGCATTAACCCTTCAGAAGTCCTGGGAATACGGTGTAAGACCTAATCCCGCGTCGGGCATACAATATGGCCATTATATAACAGCCAATCTGGTAGAGGTAAACCATAAGGTTAAGCTCATGGAACGTCCTGACGGGTGGCTGAGAGTGTTTGAGCTACCTAAACCTGAGAGACAGTATGTTATTGGCGGGGATACCGCGGAAGGATTGCCTAAAGGTGATAAATGTTCGGCGGTGGTTAAGGACAAATGGACGTTGAATACTCAGGCTACGATCAACAAGATCATGCCTCCGGAAGAGTTCGCGGAGAAGTTATTGCTCTTGAGCAAGTATTATGATGAGGCGTTGACAGCCCCGGAGAACAACAATCATGGATATACTACCTGCAAAGATTTCAATGAATTGGGTGGGAATCTCTACTTTTCAAGGCCTGAACAGTCAAAATCTATCGTAATGAAGCGCGGATTCTCGACTACCACGCAGACCAGACCGGCTATGCTAGACCAATCGGCTCATAATATCACGAAAAACGCTACTGAACTGCGTGATCCTGACATTATAGCTCAATGTAAGACGTTTGTGTGTAACGAAGCAAGCGGTAAACCGGAAGCTGAAGGTGATTTCCATGATGATCTGGTTATAGCTAACGCGATTTGCGACTATATAATCAAGCTCGTGCCATACAAAGCTCCGGCGAATAGGAAGAGGATCAAAGATGTTGGCCGGGTGCGTAGGGCAGAGAACGCTAATGCGGGTATGAAATTTTAAAAGGAGGGTATATGAATAACCAATGTTTGAGTATGGGCGAAACGATGATTATAGTGGTTGGAGTTAGCTTTTTGTCAATCATAATATTCCTGCATGTTATGGGGGCTTAAGGACGTGGCGGACTTAACCTTGGTTTCCATAGACGATTTGGTTAACGAAATAGAGAGCAGATGCGAATCTATGGTAATGTCGTATCTTCTGATAGAACAGGCGGAAAGAGAAGGGAACATAGTTAGCAGATACGGTAAAGGCAAATGGTCACAAGCGGTATTTTTATCAAGCAACTTGCATAACGACTGTTTAAATAACTGGAACAACGAACTTAAGACGTTACAGAAAATCAACGAAGAAGATAATGTTGAAGATTAGGGGGTAAGAAATGCCGGTAACTAAGGACGATCAGATAGAGAAAGGTTTGGATTACAAGATAACCGACGCGCCTGAACTCTCCAAAGAGCAGGAAGAACGCGAATTGCCCGCGTATATGGAGCATTTAGACCTAGACGATGACGACAAGAAACGGTTGTCAAAAGAGGTTTTCCTTGAGTATAACGCTATCAAGAAAGAATATGACAAGGAAGGGTATATCGATAAATGGAAGTCGTTAGATAACCAGTATGAAGGCAAACTTGCAGAGAACGCTAATCAGTTATTCAACTTACACAAACCGTCTACTAAAATCAAATGCGGGGCAGTGATAAGGTATCTCAAGAAAGCGTTTCTCAAATCAGATCCCAAGTATTCCATTACGCCACGTCCGGAGTTTGCCGAAGAAGGTGGTCTTGATGTATGCGAAAGACAGCAAGACTATCTTGATTTCAAGTTAGATTCCGGGGGTATACCCTTTGACGCGCCGTTAGGTAAGACTTTCAAAAGTGCGGTAGTTATGAATGGCGGTATCCTAAAAATACCCATTGAAACACACGAAGAAAGCCGGAAACGTCCTGAAACATACATAGGCAACCCGTTATTCACCATTGAAAGAGTGAATAATATGACAGGAGAACCTTACCAGGTTACGAACATTTCGCTTGATGATCTTGGGAAGATAGGGCTTACACCTGATTCTCCTGAGGTTAAAGGTGTCGAAAACGATGGGTTAGACGCGTTTTTAACGGCTTATCCGGACGCGCGCGAAGACTATCCTAAGTATATTGCCAAGCTGGAGAAAGGTGAAACTATCCGGATAATGGTCGAATATGACGAAATTGTATATAACGATCCGTTACCGAAGAACGTGTTACCGCAGAATTTCTTTGTTCGGGTGGCCACAGAAGGATATGCCGGTCTATGCGTGACAAAACTGATCGTTGAACGCACGAACTATAACTGGTGGGAACTTAAAGCCGAAGAGAAAAAAGGCAAGTTTAAGAACGTTGATGAGCTTATGTTCCAGTATGACCCGGGAACCGCCGGTAAGGGCGGGAAGACCAAGAAATCAGAGAATAGCAAAGATGTGCTTAAAGCCGGGTATGAGAACCTGAGCTTTGATGTTCTTGAATGCACGTATTATTTCAAGATCAAAGAGGATGACGAAGAACCTTCAAAGATCGTGTGTTACATAGAAGAGGAAAGCGAGAAGGTTATTGGTGTGATGATGTACCCTTATTATAGTGTAGATTGTATCTATGTACCGTTCTTTGCTTTAGAGGAATGGCCGGGATTCTGGCAACCTGGTGTAGCTGAATATATGACAGATACCAATATCGCCGAGAACGCGGTAATGAACTTCACGCTTGAAGGCGCGTTTATCCGGAACACTATAACTCCAATAACTGAAAGTGCAGAGATAATCGAGCAGTTTCTTGATAAGACCTGGACGCATGGTTTGCCTTTAGAAGCTAAACCCGGGGAACTGGACTTCTTACAGAAGTATATGCCGAACCTTGATACAGGCAGCCTGATAGGGTTATTACAGATGTTGACCCGGACAGAAGATGATATAAGCGGTGTGTCTAGTGGTATGTCGGGCAGGGAGAGCGAAATTGACCCGAACGCTCCTGCAAGCAAAACGATAGCTTTATTGCAACAATCTGGTGTGAATGTTGAAGAATATATCAACTCTATGCTTACCCCGTTCAATAGGGTATCCGAGATAATCCTTAAACTTACGCATCAGATGTCCGAAGAAGGCAGGAAATACAGACCAAGACCCGAAAGAGTGGTTGGAGATAACCCGTTTAGTGAACTTTCCCGGGAAGACATGATCGCTAGGACGAATATCCAGTCACAAGCGTATGCGTTCAATTTCGATAAACTTGCTGAGAAACGGGAAGATTTGGCTTTATTCTCTACGGTCAGGCAAGAACCTTTGATCGCGCGTAACCCGGAAGCGGTGTATATCCTGCTCAAGAACATGATAAAGAACTGGTCGCCAAAATGGCGCAACCAGGTAGACCGGATATTACCTAAGTTAGAAGAGTTCAAACAAGGGCAGTTACAAGTCGCTACAATGGCCGTGGCTGAGTTTTTGAAGCAGGAAGCCATAAAGGCTCAAGCGTTGGGGAAAGAGCCTACGTTCGACCCTATGGCCGTAATTCAGGCTATGAACGAGGCTATGTCACGGCAGGCTACGAATCCGCCCGAGAAAGTTACGCGTGAAGAAGAAAAACAAGCCAAAAAGGCTGAAGGAAAATAAATATGCCTAAAGGTGTTTATATAAGGACAGAAGAAACTCGAAAGAAAATGAGAAAAAAGAAGTCTAAGGAACACGCAAAAAATATAGGACTTGCTAAAACTGGAATAAAAAGTCCGTGGTATGGTAAGAAGTTTTCTGAAGAGCACAAACAAAAGATAAGCGAGGGGTGTAAAAAGGCTGATATTGGTGCTAAATTAAGAGGGAGGAAGTTATCCGAGGAACACAAGAAGAACATATCCCTAGCCAACAAGGGTGAACTAAATTATTTTTATGGCAAGAGATATTGCGGTAAAGACAATTATTTTTGGGAAGGCGGGAGAATGAAAAGACCTTATGGTCTTGGTTGGACAACTATTCTAAAAGAAAGTATCCGAGCGAGAGATAACTTTAAATGCCAAAAGTGTGGAGTGCCACAAGAAGAATGTGATGTTAAGTTATGCGTGCATCATAAGAATCAGGTAAAAACTGACTTAAACCCTAGCAATTTAGTATCTTTATGTACTCAATGTCACACATTAATACACAATGAATTAAGGAGACAATATAAGAAAGAAGCCGAGAAGGCACAGGGAGGTCAGGTTTAATGGCAGAAGACATCAAAAAGAACCAGTTTCATCCGGACACAATAGAAAAAGCTCGGGAAGATTTCGTTATTCGGAAAGCAGAGATAAAGGAAAAGGTTGAACGAACCCTTAAATTAGGGCAGAAATGTCTAGCGAACCCCGATTTTGCGAAGTATAGAGAAAATTATGAGGCACTTGAGAGCGTTATGGTGGACACTTGGATAAAACTGGTCGAACCAGATCCGGTGAGATACACGATAATATCCCGGGGCATGGCGTTACAGTTACATCAGTTGAGGCTATTATTAGAGGGTGTTACTAAAGATGCGAGCAAGAAAGTATGATTAGATATTTTGTTAAAACAAATCTTGGATATACACATATAGAAAGTGATTTAACTTTTAACAATCATATTAAAAAAAAAGAAGTTGAGAGAAAGCTTGCAGAAAAAGAAGGATATAAGACTATAAAAATTAAGAGGGTGGAAAATGATTAAAAAGGTACTATTTTATATCAATCTTATATGGTTGTACCCGTTAACTGCGGTGTTTTATATATGCTCCCCGTCAATACATAGAGAGCATGATTTCCACGGGGAAACGGGTGTATGGAAAGAGATTAAACAGGCATGGAGGCCTAAATAATGGAAGAAAAACCGAAAAGCAAGATAATAAGCATAAACGATACCCACGATATGGAGAATACGCCGTTATCTATTGAGCAGGCGGGTAACTATATACGTCATAAAGATTTTCATAAAACGTCTATGGCTAAGATACAGGCATTAAAAGAGAAGACTCTTTCTCCCTACGAAGCTTCTAAGTCTGCCCAGAATAGAGCTTTAAGGTTAGGTTTAGCGTGTTTGCCAAATAAGGATAAAGGACTTGTATACCGAAAACTGCTTGCATGCAGGGTGCAGGGGGCTACATACGAAGATTTATCTTTGAGCATGAAAATATCGGTGGTTAAGGTAAAAGAACTTGAAAAAGAAGCTATGGATACGATTAAAACGATTTTGAGTAGCCGGCGCATAATGCCGGTTGTGCAATAGATAAATTATGGAGAAGATCTATGAAATTTTTGATGTTCAGATTCACTAGGAAAATACCTGAGATTTTCAGGACGATTATCGTCTTTGATTTCATTTCTATGGTGCACTCGTTCTTCTGGGAGAAGATATCTACCCAGCATCTGCTCCATAATCAGTCTATGTTCAGGAACATATCCATCGCAATCACAAAAAGGATGATCAGGTTTACGAATCAAAATATACCCTTTAGTATGTTTTTTAATTCCTTTGCATCGGTGAGGTTTATGAGGCTTGTGAGGCTTGTGAGGCTTGTGGAGCCTATGAGGTTTAGGCGAGGCATTTCTTTTAGGTGGATTGCTACTTGCGTATTTTCTTTTAAGGGATTCGCTCAAGTTTTTTCTATGTTCATCAGAAAGAGACTTTCCCTTATTCCAGCTAGTTTGACCTTTTTTAAAACTCCCAGAGTTGGGGGCCTGTCCTTTATGGGATTCACTCATTTTATTTCTGATGGTTTCAGAATGTTTCGTTCCTTTTCTCATAATAATCTCCTTAAAATAAAAAAGGCTCTGTTCGGTGAGTTAACGAGAGTACGATTAAGTATTCTCCACCTACTTAGAGCCTTGTTTTTACATAAAAAAATCGCACGCTCGTTAACTGTATTTAGTATAGCATTTAATTTAGTTAATAGCAAGAACAATATAGACACCCTTCTATTGTAGAAGGCTCTAACAAGCATATTGAGATACCCTAGAGATAGGCTCTCATGTAACAGGAGGTAAGGCAATGCCAGAACCAGTAAAAGTCTTAAAAGCGGATTTAGTAGCACGGGAAGCCACGGATGCGGAGCAAGCCATTATTAACGATAGAATAAGTAAGGGCGAGCCTGCGTTTGATGAGGACAGGGAAGGGTTTGTGCCTGATAAAAAAGAACCCACTCCCGAAGAAATGGCCGAAGCTAACAAGGCTAAAGCTAAAGAACTCGGTTTGACCGAAGACGCTACTGCTGAAGACATCGCGGCCAAAGAGAAAGAAACAGCGGATACCAAACTTGAAGAACTCAAGAAACGCGCTGTTGAACTCGGACTTTCTGAAGAC